CTGCATCTACATCAAAAGCAACACCTATTATATCTCCATCACCATATGAGGGTGGTGAACCACCTGCTGTGCCTTCATCAAGATAATAACCTCTGCTATCCCACATACCTAAATCTGTATTAGCACCATAGTCGCCACTACTTGCATAAATATTATTTATAACTTCTTGTACACCTATTTGTGCTAGAGCAGAGCCATGATTTCTACCTTCAAAATACCATTTACCACTAAATAATGCAAAGGTACTAAACATGTTTCCATAGTTAGCACCTGATTTAACAAAATATAAATTACCATTATTCGTAGAAATATTTGTTGTTCCTCTTGCATTAGGATTCATTATACAAAAGTTATTCTCAGGACTATCAGGCATATTACAATCAGATGCGACTATACCACTAGATGTAAAATGATTTGTATTGCCACTTGTATCAGCACCTATTGTTGATGTTGATGCTGTGCCTACTCCAGTTTGTTTATGCTCAAGATAAAATCCGTTTGTACCGAATGTTAATCCACTTGTATCTATGGGAATCCAAATTCCATTTTTAAACTCTCCAAAACTAGTATTTGTTAAATACTGCCCATCTATATGAACAATATTTGAAAGATATCCTTTTAAACTAGGTGAGCTACCCCAAGCAGCTATACCAAATTCATTTTTTGTTCCTGATCTATTCATACCATAAGAATAATTAGGTGGATTAAGAGAAGAACTTAAAGATTCTTCGACTCCATTAACCCAAATCCTTTGAACTGTATTTGCAGCATCAACTGCCCAAATAATATTATACCAAGCTGAGAGATCTCTATACTCTCTACTATTTACTGAACCATACGGATTAGTACCAGTTGTATCAAAATAAGTAGCAAGTGTATCATCAGATCTAAAATAAAGCGCACAAATACCATTATTACCAGAATAACCATCACTAGCCCATAAATAGTGACTAGTGCCAATTTCACATCTTTTAACCCAAAGACTAGTTGTCCATTTCTTTTGATCCCCACTAGAAGATGGTGTTCTTGTTAGCTTTGCACCACCATCGTATCGTAGTGACTGTGTAGCAATACCATTGTAAAAACCACTTGAGACTGGATCTCCTGCACCATGGGATTTAATTACACTCATACTAAGTTCCTACGTTAGTATCGCTGACGCTGAGACTAATATTGTATCATTACCACTTGCCGCACTACAAAAGTAAGCTAAATGATATGTACCACTTGCACTTATTGTAGTAAGTACATCTGCATTTATTGCTAAGTCTGCATGAGCAGATATTGTGTGATTACCACCATTAACAAACATTATATTTCCAGATTGACCTGCTGCCGCATTGGTGAAAGTTAATGTTAAATTACCAGCACTTGTACATTTAAAATCATTACCCACTGATAAATCAAAACTACCATCATTATCTGTCGTAACATGCCCAGATGCTCTGCCTGCTACAGTTATGTCATTGTTAATGTTTAAAGACACATTATCCTCAACAGTCATAACTGCTGTGCCGTCATACTGTTGAAAGATTATATCATCAGAGTCAGTTGCAGGTTTTATTATGACTGCACCTGCTGTGCCATCTAGATCAAAAATTATTTGATCAGTGCCACCATCTTGAAGTTTAATGTCACCAGTTGTAGAATTTAAATGTAGTTCACCAGTTGAGTCTATTGATATTGGTGTAGCAGCAATAGTTAATCCCGTAGTACCATCATGTGTTAATGTGGCATCACTTCCTGCACCTAATGAAAGGATAGAGGAGTCTGATAATAATTTTAAGTCATCTCCAATTATAGCATCTTTAGCTACACTTAACCCACCATCTGTTTGTAATGAACCATCAGTTGTAGATGTTGCATCAGTTGTATCATCTGTTTTAATAATACCACTAGCAGTTATAGTTGTAGTTGTGGTTGCTCCTGCAACGTCTACAGCACCAGAAAAGTCTCCAGTTGCTGCATCTATCTCACCAGTTATAGTAAAATTTCTTATACCTGTGTAATCTTTATTTGAATCTAGTATAACTGCTTTAGAAGCTATGGCAGTACCTACAGCAGTTGAACCTAAGTCAAGAGCATTAAGTTCACCTACGACTGCTGTTATACCATCCAAAACATTTAATTCCGTTGCTGTGGATGTTACAGCTACATCTTCATTAATTTTAGGACTTGTTAATGTTTTGTTTGTTAATGTAGCAGTTGAAGCTGTTGATACTAATCTAGCATCACCACCAGTGCTAGGAAGAGTTAAAACATTATTAGCACTTTCTGAGTGTGGTGCAGCTTTGACTTGTTGTCCATGAGAATTATTTTCACAATTAAATTGAATAGTGCCTTGATTAGTATTACCTCTAATGGTTACATGACCTGTGCCATTTGGTGCAAGTTCAAGATCAGCGTTTGAAGTGGTAACAATATCCTGACCATTCATATCTAAGTCACCACCTAATTGTGGTGTGGTATCTTCCACTACATTAGAAATAGCACCTGATGTTGCAAGTCCTGACACAATAGCACTTCTAGAAACTTTTTTTAAACCACCACCTGAAGTGTCTACTGCTACAAACACATCATCATTCGCTACTGTAGATATTTCTGATAAATCACCGACTGCTATAGAATTAAAATTTGTTCCGTCTGCAATAAGTAAGTTACCTGCCGTGTTAGTTGCCATAGTAATATCATCACCTGCAACTGTTAGGTCGCCTGTTATACTTAAATTTCTAAAGCCACTTATGTCTTTGTTAGAATCAACAATAACGGCTTTTGATGCTGCTACTGTTCCATTTGTAATTCCATCAATTAAATTAATGTCAGAAGCACTAGCTGTCACACCATCTAGTATATTAAGCTCTGCTGTTGTAGATGTAACTCCATCCATAATATTAAGTTCTGCCGTTGTTGCAGTAACACCATCCATAATATTAATTTCAGCAGCGGTAGCTGTAACTCCATCTAATATATTTAGTTCTGCGGCTGTTGAAGTTACAGATGTACCATTTATTACAAGTTGATTAGAAGCATCAAGAAATACAGATTTATCAGCAGAATAAGTGCAAAATATTGTTCTTGTAGAGCCAGATGCCCAACTAACGGCAGAGTCACTATTTGAAGATTGAAGTATTGTGGTTCTAGCTAAAGTCGTTCCAGATAAAGTGTAAGTTCCAATTCCTATCTCAAAGTCAGAACCATCAGTGCAACAATAGTAAGTCGTGTTACCATCACCTATTTGAGAGAAAGCCTCAAACCCACTTTCTGCACCTGCTAATGTGTAAGTTCCTGTCCCTGAAGTTGTTGTTGTTTCTTTTATTCTATCTTTTAAAACCAATGCCATATATATCTCCTACGTTCTTGGTCTTGATGGCAAACCAACTCTATACCCATCTGTATTTTCTCTTGCTTCTCCTAGATCTTTTAATCTTTGTATATAAAAAACGTAATTTTTTTCATATTGAGCAATTACATCTGCTTCACCTTTCATGTAATAATAAGCCTCTAATAATGATCCGTAAAGTAATGCAAATGGTGCATTTGTGCTTAACCAAGTTGTGCCACTATCGGCTCCAGCAGTCAGACTAGCAGGTCTATAATAATAATGAAGTTCTACTGTGTAAGCACTATTTGGAGTAGGAGCCACCATAAAATGATTTTCATCAAATCTTGAATAATATTTAGGTAAACCAGTTGTACTTGATGCTGGTGTGTATTCTCGTAAATAATTAACATCTTTTTTAAGTAAAAAACTTTCTGATCCAGATGTTGTTATTTGCAGTGAAAATGAAGCTAAATAATCATTTGGTACAGATAAAAACTGATCAGATGTTGTAAAAGAACTCGTGACATTTTTTCTAAATATATCTAAATCAACACCTTTAAATATCTTTTCTTCAGCGGCTTTTATAAAATCTGGTAAATGTGTTACAAAACTAGTCTCACTATTATCTGTGTAATCTTGTATTGCCGTCTTTAATGTTGCTAATGTAAAACTCATTAATTTGTTATAGTGACAGGTCCTGCACTTGCAAATCCTCCACCACCTTTCTCCGTAATTGTTGCATTAACACCAGCAGAAAACGAATAATTGTTCGTATCTATATTTGTAATTGTAAAACCAGAAGCACCATTAATTGTGGTTGCAGGTATGCCACCCACACTTATTGAATCACGAAATCTAACAGTATCACTACTAGATCTTCCATGATTTGGTTCATTAACTGTTACAGTTCCAGAACTAGCAGTTGTTGAAAATGCATTTAATGGCAACAAATTTGGTACTGCTGTCTCAGTTCTGTCTGGTCGTGCATCTCTAATTGCTTCTAAATCTGTTCTTATTCTAGGTGGAGTTAATTGTGGATGCTTTTCTTCGTATTCATCATATCCAACAATACTTCCATTCCATTCTTTTCTCATATCTTTTATACGATAACGAAAACCAGAACGATCAGATATTCTGTAAGCATATTTTCCTTGTGCAAAAGCCATTATCCAACCTTATAATATGATAACTGTGGGGTTACTGTAAAAGATGATCTATCTCTATCTTCGCCCATTGCCCTTTCAAATTCTTCTTCATAAACAGTTTTTAACAATTGTATTCTATCTGGTGCTCTTTTCATAGCTATATAATAGGCTAATCCAGCAGTAAGACAAGGGTAAAACCTAAAAGGTATCTCCATTGTATTTACTTGTGCATCAGCGTCTTGTATCCGTGTTAAAGCGTCATAGACAATAACATCTGTACTATTTTCAGGTGTAGGATATATTTTTAGATTAG